ACATTTTAAACTACTAGAAAATTGAGTTCCTCCTACTTTAGTATCTATTACATTTTCTATTTCAGTTTGATCAAATTCAACTAAATATCTAAATACTTGTGGTACTGGGTTTATGTTTACATTAATGTTACCTACTTCAATAATAGGGTCTATCCCTGTATTCATATTAGGATAAAATGAATATAGTGATGCATCTTGTAAGGGGAAAATTTTATATATTGCCATAATTATTTTTTTTAGTATCCACCAATTGAATTAAAAGTTCCAGTTCCTAATGATACAACCCTACCTTTAATATCAGTATTAGGATATTTTACTTCAAATATACTTGGGTCTAAAGAGGGATATATAATACCACTTTGAGTTGCTCCACTTATATCATAAGCAAATCGTGAATACCCACTATTTGTACCTGCTTTATTTGTAATACTAATATTTTGAACAGTTTGTACTCCTGGGATAATATCTAATAATACAGCTATTTCTCTTAATATAATTGGTTGGTTTATTTGCCATTTACTAACTTCAAAATATGTTTGTAATGCTGTAATACACCTAGCTAATACTTCACTATTGTTAAAATTAGGTAATGTAATTATTTCAAAATCAACACCCACATTAATAATAAAAGCATCTTTTATATTAACAGTATCACCTATCATTCTAGATTGGTTTAGATACGTAATTAGGTTATTTTTGATAGCGTCTGATGTTGTTACAAGATTACCATCTAAATTGTAGGCTAATACATATAAATCTAAAATAGTATTAGGATTTTTTACACTTGGTTTTGTGGTATATGCTTTAGATAAATCACCAAATTTAGGAGGCATACTTAAAGCTCGTATTAAATAATCATCAGCCGTAACATTTCTTTGTTGTGTGTTATAACTAGCTAAAGAATTCTGTCTTATTTCTTCTATAGTATCTCCATCTCCTCCTCCACTAGCCGCTGTTGGGTTATTTACAGCTAATGAATTAAATATAAATTGTGCTGTTGTAGTATTACTTAAATTTGAATTCTTAAATAAGGTATTACCAGTATTTAATTTTGTTACTTGGTTAGCATTAATATTATCTCTAGTCCCACCACCTGTTATATATCTAACGGTTAAGGTTGTATTACTTGGTGCGGTACCATAAGTATTGGTAAATACAAAATTCGTTGGTGAATAGGCCGTAGTTAATTTACTTTGACCAAATGGTAATCCAATCCCTACATTATCAGGATTAGGTACTATTTGTTCATCAATTTGTAAAGCATTACCAGAACCAAATTGAATTTGTAATGTTGTTTCGTTTAAATACCGGGTGATAAATCTATTATTTGTTGATTTTGTCCTTAAAATATAAGGTGTGTCTCCATCTTGGTAGTTATTAGGATCATTAGTATTTGTATTTTCAATACTATCATATATCAAATCTTGACCTAAATAATCTACTTCATAGTATTGATTACCATCACTATCAAATATGTCAAGAATACCACCTATATCACTTGAATTAATTTCTAAAGTAGGAAATTGTTGATAAGCACCTAAAGTAAAGGTTTGTGTTGAAATAGTACCAGATGATGCTTTTCTTGTTTTCTTTAATAAATAAAAAGTTGGTTCTCCGCTTGATATTTGAGCTATTGATATTTCAGTTGGATCACTTGATGATGAAGTTGAAAAATCTACTGCGTCTTCTATTAAGAAACTAATACCTGTTTGGGTATTTGAAATTGTATTTGTTCCTATTATTAAAGAATAATCAAAATCAGGTACTACAGTTACCCCTTCTACTTTAGATGGAACTTGTTGATAAAAATCTAAAGCAACTGATGCTAAACCTGTTGTTTTAGGTTTATAACTAAACATATAAGCAAGATCATATAAATTATCAAATTGTCTAGCATATTGTAAATACGTTTCTTGTATTTGGTTATCTAAATAAAAAGATAAAACATCACTAACATATGCAGCTTGTTCTATAAACATCATTCCCGGAGATGCTGGGCTAAAGTCTGTATAGGTGTTTGGGAAATATGTTTGTGAGAAATTAATAAGTTGGGCTCTAATATTATTAAAGTCCTTACTAATATAAGATATATCTTTATTTAATAATGCCATTATCTAAAATTTAATTCTAAAGTATCATTTATACCTGTATTAGGGATACTATATGTAATATTTATTTGTATTGTATTTTCATTAACACTTTTCAGAACTTCTACACCTTCAACTTGAATATTTGGAAAATTATCATTTAATTTTGTTTGAATGTCTTCTTTTATAAAATCTAAATTCCCAGCTGCGATTTGGGTAAATATGTATTTTCTTAAACCAGCACCAAATAAAGGATTTTCATATCTTTCTCCAGGATTAGTTAAAAAGTAATTAATTAGATTATTTCTAATAGCATCTTTAGTTTGATAGTTAGATTGGAACACCCCAGGTGCACTAAATGGTAAATTAACACCAATAGCAACTCTAGGTCGTAAATCATTAGGGTATACCCTTCTTGCTCCAAATGCCATATTATTATGCTTTACTATTCATTAACCCCATTATTTGATCCATACTTACACTTCCATTTGGTAAACTACCATTAGGAGATTGTGCATTCATACCCGCTGTTACTTGCATAGGCACATCTGCTGAAGTAGCTGATAATGTTCCATTAGCTCCTGGTCTCATACTATCTAAAACCCCCATCATATTTTCTCTCAACTTCATTTTATCATTTTCTGGTAAAGTAGTTTGAACTACTGAGTTTAAGGGGCTAGGTGTTGGTTGTGTGTGTTGATGCGGTTGTGTTATTGTTTCGTAAACAGCTTGTTTAGGAGAACGTACAGCTTCCATAAGAATATCTTTTATTTCCTCTTGTATAGCCTCTTTTACAGCTACTTTTACAATGGATTTTAGTTGACTTAATTTCATGTGGTATTGATTTATTATAAATATTAAATTAATTTGCTTTTAAATCATTTTGTTGAATATAGAATACAAGCTCATCAATTAGAATTTGATCTAATGAACTAAATGATGATTCTCCTTTTAATAATGTAATCCCCCTTGAATCTTTTGCTACAGCAAATCTACGTTTTAATGTTCCTACGGGGTTTGAATTATCAGTTTCAACACTAAAAATAAACCCATTAACATTACTTAATACGGGGTTGCCATCCTCTGCTTCTTCTTCAGATAAATCTAATAGTTCTTGGTTAATTGCTTCTAATTCTAGATCACCAACGCCGTTCTCTTCAGCACATTCTTGTGCCATTTGGTCTATAGAATTTAATAATAATATTGCTGTCGCAGCACCTGCTATTACAAATACTAAAGAGGTTAAAGTGGCTTTATTTATACTTTTATTATTTTTTTCTAATAACTCTAATTTATCATTTATATCCTGTAGTTTAGCAGTAAAAGAATATGTTTGAGAAAATACTAATCCTATTGGTCCTGGTCCTCCAATAGATTGAGGAATAGGTAATTTGTCTAGTTGTAATCTTACACCCTTTAATACCTTAGCTAAAGAATTAAAGGCAACAGATAAAGCAGTGTTTACTACAATGGTCTTATATATTTGATTTAGTTGTCTTACTACTCTATTTCTATTTCTAATAACATCCCTTAGAGCATCAGGAGAGGGGCATGTTTTTCTATTCTTTTGTGATAATTTTGAAATACCAAAGGCCAATAATAAAGTTACTAATAAAGGCATTAGTTTGGTTTTTATAGTATCTACAATTTTATTAAGTGTTAGTTTTTTAGCTGAAAGTATAGCATCAAATGGGTCTAAACCTACAGCGTTTAATAATACTTGGGCTTGATCAATCCCACTATTAAACCCATAGGCTATATCTTTAGCGGCTTCATCAATATTTTTTAAACTAGCGAGGGATAAGTTTGTTTTTATTGTTTTATCACCTTTAATAATAGATTGAGTTCCAGGAAGATAACCACTTTTAGAGTACAATAAACCAAAAAGTAAAGGTGTTTTTTGACTTTCAGGTATAATGGGAATTCTAACTTTAATGGAAAAATTTCCTTGTTTATCGGTTCTATCATTTTGTCCCGATACAGGGGTAAAAACTAAATCATTTAAATCTGTTGAAGGTACACTAGTGGTTAAATCTTCAGAGGTGTTTAAAGGGTTTTCTACTACAACTTCTGTTTGTACAAAATCTTGATTAACACCTAAAGTAACCTTTACTCCTTGTATAGGTGTGTTTGTATTTTTATCTTGTAATCTACCTATAATTGTATAAGACTGCAGGGTTGGATTTTGTAAAGATTTATCTTGAGATACAGCAAGAGATTGTTGGGATAATTGTAAAAGTGCTTCTTCTCCCATATTATATTGTTTTTACAATTTTTGATCTATAACTATTGATATCATTTAACATAAGGGATATTTGTGTTTTTGTAGACCCGGCTGTTCCTGCTGTTAAAAGTAGTTGAGGTTCAATAGATAAAGTTTGAGCCATGGCTTGTAATTTTACTAAAAGTTTTTCAAAATCATCTAAAAAAGCATCTCCTAACATTACCGATTGAGCGGCTTTAGCATCTCCTAATCTAATATTATTTTTAGCAGATTGTAATACTACATCCCCTTCTTGAGAATATATACCAGTAGTATTAAGGGAAGTTAAGGATATCGTGCTTTGGGAATTTAGTATAATACTATCTACTTTAGTATTAAAAACCAATCTATCAGAATTAATCATTACTTGACTACCTTCATAAGACCCAATAGATTCTGGTTGGTTATTTGAAATCGTTGGGTTATTTGTAATAGAAGTTTTTAATGGGATGTTTTGGTTTGATGTTAAATAAATAGAGGATAAGTCTTTATTTATATCTTCAATAATGGGTAAATAACCTTCTTCACTAGCATCTGTAGGTTGTCCATTTCTTATTATTGTAATAGGATTACCATCTTCCCCAATATTAGACCAATTATTTCCATATAAGATACTATCTGTTTTAGCAGTACTTCCAAGTCTTACACTATTTCCCCATCTACCTTCTGTTATAATGTCCCCAGCAAAAGCTAATAAGGGGTGAATATTAGATCTTTCAATAAAGGTACCTCCCACCAAAGGAGAATTATAAGAATATTCTATTTCTTCTGATGATGATTTTCGTGTTTGTCCTTGCTCTATCGCTTGATAACTTTTTACTTCAGAGGGTTGAGTTGTTGGATTTAATTCTATACTAGGGTAAGCATTTAAGTGAGGATTATTCCAAATAGATATAGGGTTTAAATAAAAATAACTAGTATCATTACTT